CCTGCTGCTGTGGCTGTAAAAACTCGATTAGTTGCAGTGCTAGAAGCTCCACATGCTGCCCAATCAGTATCACCTACTGTTGCAATAACGTATTGAGCACCTACTACTAGAGACTCATCGTTAACTGTTGTGTCGTCTACACACTTAAATCTACGTGCTCCGACTTGATTTACAATGTAGCCTTCAACAACTGCTGCGGCTGCTGTGTAAACTCTAACTGGAATAGTTGGTGTAGTTGTACCAGTTTGACCAAAATATCTATTATTAACTTTATTTGCCATTTGATTTTCTCCTTTGAGTGACGTTCTAGGTCATGCACAGTGGCGCTGCACAATCATTTCTAGATACTTTATTTATCCGCGGCTCAGCAGACTCATCAGTTCCATTTTTTCTACTGTGGCTAACACTGTATTGATAGCATCTATTTCTTGTTGGGCACGTTCTAAATGATTTTTACCTTTTGTTTGTCTGTAATAAACAAGGGCGATGCTGTAATTTTGAATTCTGCTTTCGATAATATTTTCTATTTGATCAACATCATGCGTAAACATTGGAAAACGCTTTCTCCAAACATTAAACTGTTTTCTTAATTCTAGAAAATCTTTGTCTGATTCTATCTGCATAACTTAGATATTTAAGCCAAACAAAAAGGCCCCGAAGGGCCTTTTTGAAACGTAAAACGTTTGATTAGCTGAATACTGCGTTGCTGATTGTTACAGTACCTAGGTAGTCTGCTGCATTACCTAGAGAAGATGCTGTGTTTGTCAACTCAACATAACCATAACGTGTCATGAATGACACGACTGGTTCGAATGTTGATGGATCTAAAACAACACCAGAGCTCATTAGAGGAATGTAAGGGCAATAGAATGCCGCTGCATCTGACTCTGAAGAACCTTTGTAACCGATCAACACTTTGTCTGAACCCGAAGTTTCAACTGCAAATGTGTTGACATAAATCTTCATTGCGCCATTCAATGTACCAACAAACTTGGTGTTTGTAGGTGCTTCGAATGAACCTTCTGTTGTTCTTGCGAACGCAGAAGTTGTAGCACTTTGAAGAATTGTTAGAGCTTGTGGAGAAACCACAGCCCAATTACCAGCACCACGACGTGTACGCTGAGCGATTCTGTTTGCTACACGGTTGATTTGAACTGCCATAGCGGCGTGCTCATCACCAACGAATGTTGCTGTACCAGAAACTGCTGACTGGTCGAAGTTTTCGTTGTTGCTAGAACCAGCAAGTGTTGTCAAGCTGCGGATGATTTCTTGGTCGATCTCAGCAGTGATCTCTTGTGCAAGAGCTGCCATGATCTCAGCTTCGATGTCAATGCCTTGTTGGGCTTGTGCATCTTGTGCTGCTTCGAATGTCCAACGAGCTGACAATTTACGTGTCTTAGCTTCGACGGTTTGTTTCAAGATTTGGATGCTTAGTTTGTTACCAGCAACACCTTCTTTTGCTGCTGTAGCATCGGCTTTACCTGGTGCAACACCAGAATAGCCTTCAGCAATCTTGAATGGGCTTAGTGCCTCTTCTCCAGCTGTTGTAGAACCACCTGTGCCGTCGCTGAAAGAATCAGCATAACGAACACGTAGAGTATGGATCTGACCAACTGGGCCTGTCATTGGCTGAACGCCAACTAATTCATTAGCGATGACCGTAGGCATCACACGTCTGATCACAGGTAGGATCACACGATTTAGGGTTGCAACGTTACCGGCGGAAGTTGCACCAGCTGTAGCACTCTCTGCCAAATACTTGCGGGTATTTTCCAGAGTTGCTGCCATAACTGAGCGCTTGTTACCATTTAGGCCTTCTAAGAGTGCCTCTTTGGTTTCCGACCAGCGTGACTCGAGTAGTTGTGACATTATAGTTCTCCTTAAACTTTAAGTCCCGCAAGCCTGCGGATGTCAAATATTTCAGCGGTTCTTTCCTCACCACTGAATTGTTGTGCCTTTTTATCGCCTGTAATTTCTTTAGCCTCTGTTAGTGCTTTCTTCGCCGGTGTACCGCCATTCATTACTGCTGGTAGGTATTTGTCGAAAGCTGCACGTAGCTTTTCAGTTTGAACTGATTCTAGTAATTCGCCCATTACAGAACGCTTATCACCGCCTAGTGGCCCTAACAATTCGCTCATAACTGCCTTGCGAGATGCCATATCCTTTGCGATGCGTAGTTCTGCTTCTTTGCTTTCTACTAGTTTTTCTTTATCTGCAACAATTTTTGCTGCTTCTTCTAATTCCTGTTCTTTTTGTTGAACAATCTTTAGCAGTTTGCTTGTCTCTGATTTCTCATTGAGATGGCTTGCAGCATACTCGCTGGCAAACGATTCAAAAATTCTGCGACCAAAATCATTTCTGCGAGCTGATTCGATGTCTTCTTTCAACTGAGTCATCTCAGACTTCAATCCCTTAGAGACTGTTTCTTCGATGATTTGTGATGAACGAGCGATGAATTCTTTCTTGATAGATTCAAACTTAGCTTTGCTTTCGCGAACCAATTTAACTTTGGTTTCAGCTAGGTCTTTCTTGTCAGCATGGAATTCTGCGATTTCTTTCGCTAGTGTATCCACGATAAAAGATTCATATTTTGCGACATTATCTGCGACGCGGTTGCGGTCTTCGTGTAATTCAGAAAGTTCTTTCTTAAGAGTATGTAAGATAAACGATTCCATTTTAGCGGAGTCATTTTTCATTTTCTTAGAATACTTGGCACGAGCTTCAATCAGGCCTTGACGATCTTCTGCAAGTTCGCCTAGTTCTGCTTGTAGGCGATCTGATAGCATAGCTTCTACAGCTTCTACCATTGCACCTTTGTCATGTTCATATTTCTGAGCGAACTCTTCACGAAGTTCTGCTGTGACTAGATCACGGTTTTCTTGAATTCTGCTTGACCAAGCGGATTCAATTTCCGATTTGATTTCTTCGGAAATCACATTGTTTTCAAACAGTTGTTTTACGATGTCTATCATGTGATTCTCCTACTGTTATTTGAGGCCTGAAATGATTTTTTTCAGACTCTCTGCTAGATACTTCTGTGCCTTTGGATCGCCTTGTACTTCCCTTGCTATTTTAAATGCATTATATCCACCTGTATTATTCATCAAGTGTTCATAAACTGGAGTTGGGTAAGCTCCCGGGGCGGAAGGTTGAGCTACTACGTCAACGGTGATAATTTCAAAGCCTTGAACATTACCACCGCCATCTACTTCGCCTGAGCCTCTGCTTGATACTCCCAACTTCACTCCCGAATCCAACATGGTAGAAACTAAATTCCCCATTGGAGTCGGAAGTATTTTTAGTTTTCCGTAGCCGTTAGGACCATCCATCCACATCTTGGTAATCATATGACTAACACGATCTAGATTGATTTTTAAATCCTGAGGATGATCAACTTCACCTAGCACTGAGTATCCACCAGAGATCTGTTCGTTGAGCGTCTTGACAGCCTTGCCAATTTCTTGAGAAGAATAAACACGCTGGTTTGCATTCCGAATATCGCCTTGGATGCAAATGCCGTTTAAGTGCAGAGTTTTCTTACCGTCCGCACTCTCATCTCGCTCCAGTACAATCTTGGCCTGATCAAAACTCAAATGTTCTGCTAGAGTAGTTTTCACCTTTGTCGAGTCCTATTATCTACGACCACGGAAAAGGCTTTGCTTGTTATCAGCGGACTCTTTAGCGCCTGCTTTCTCTGCGCCATGTCCTGGTTCTTTCTTGCTAAAAGCAGATCCTGCTTTGCCGCCTGGAACATTGATATTACCAGCATTGTCTTCTTTTGGTGTACCTTTGAATAGGCTTGATCCGCCTAGTTGTCCACCGCCAGCACCTGCATACTTAGGTGCTTCTTCTTTACCTGTTGCGATATTAGACGCTGTTCCGCCCATATCATTCTTACCTGCAACGATTGATTTAGCATTAGCACCGTTGTCGCCTGCTGTTGGCTTACCAACTTTCTCAACATACTCACGTACTGTTTCTAGATCGAATTCGTCTTTCATTTCTTTGTCGCCGCCCATGTCCATGTCGTCTCCGCCCATGTCGTCGCCGCCAAACTCACCTTGATCTTCTTCTTCACCTTGAAGTGCATCAAACTTGGCTTGTAATTCGTC